CGTCCCGACAGCAAGACCGAGAGCCATCATTCGGCCGGTCTTCATAGTGACTCGGGACGGAGAATGGACTTTCGCCGCCGCATTGGCCGCCTTAGCCGCAGCCGCAACGATCCGAGCCGCAGCCGCTTCACACCGGCCTGCAGCGGATTCCATACCGGAGGCAAGACCTGCGCCCATGTTGTAACCGGTACTTCTGGCTTTTGCCACACCTGCCGCAAACTTGGCGTTGATCTTACCCATTATGGACGATGCAACCGCAACAGCCGGTGACAGACCGGATTTGAATCCGTGAGTGAATCCCTGTCCGGCATGTGCTCCGGATGCTCTGGCCTTGGCACTTGCAGACTGTAAGGATGTCACTATCGCTGTTGCCGCGGCTTTCGCTACTGCAGCGCCCTTTGCCATCCCTGCCGCGATACCGGCGGAGAATCTGGATCCAACCGCCTGTCCGACAGAGGAAGCTGATGCCGCCAGCCCTGTCAGAGTCGCTTTCAGTCTGTTAATGGCCGCCGCTGCCTTTGTCCCGGATGCAGAGATCCGGCTGATGCCTGCAGCTATAACAGCCATCGCTCCGGCAGCTGCAGCAAGACCCTGTCCGGCGCTTGCTATTTTCTTTAATCCGGCCGCTGTCGTTGCCAGTGTTCCGGCGAGATCTCCCATCGGAAGAGCAACGAGTCGCTCGATTCCCATGGCGATCATCTGGAATCCCATACCGGCGCTTATAGCAGCCTGTCCGATGGATGTGAACACACTGGCGATCCCTGTCAGGACGCCCTGAATAGCCTCACCAATCGATGCGATCATCGATCCGAAGCTGGAGAATGCGGCACTAACTGCAGTGATTATGGATGTCACCGCCGCACCGAATGCCTGGATAACTCCGTCCAGCATGGAGATTCCGGCACACGCTACAGCCACACCGGCCCCGATCAGTAACATCGCTGCACCGAATGCAATGATTCCGACTGCTCCGGCTGTTAACGCCGCACCAAGAGCACCCGCTACTGCGATCAGTCCGCCAATGGCAACGACCATTCCGGCCATAACAGCAATAGCCGGTCCGCCGGCACTTGCCAATGCGATTGCGGATTGTGTCAGTAAAGCGAATCCTACCGCAGCCAATGCGATTCCCGCACCAACTGCAAGCAGGCCGATACCCATCTGCATGAATCCTGTTGCGGAGACCCGTGCAGCATTACCTGCAGCAGTTTCTGCCGCCGCTGCAGCCCCCATCGGTGCTACAGATGCCGCCGCGGATCCTGCCAGTGTCAGGAATTTCGTGGCAAGTGATCCGATGGTCGTAACGATACTGGAGACCATCTGAAACCCCTGGTATGCCGCAACCGCAATTCCGACAGCTACAGCGATCTTTGCGACCAGATCAGCATGTTCTATAAGGAATCCGGCAACCGACTTGATCATTTGTCCGGCTGTCTGCGCGGCTTTTCCAAGCATACTGAATGCTGTTGACGCCGTAGATGCGACTTTGGACAGATCAAGGTCCTCGATCCATTCACTGGCACTTCCGAAGGCGTCCTTAATCTTTCCGCCGGCAATATTAATAATTTTCGCAATGGATGGCAGCTTGTTCTTTTTCAGAGCCTTGTTGGTCGACTCAATAAGGCCAGCCATGCCCTTTGTGACCTTGTTATGGATGTTCTCTATGGCTGTTCCGATGCCTTGTGTGGATGCTCTTGCCTGCTTCTCGAAAGAGGCTAGACCGTTCACGCCCTTTTTGTTCAGCTGCAGCAATGCATTGTTGAAATCGTCAAATGTGACGGTTCCTTCCTTCATTGCATCATAAAGGTCTGCCTGGTTCTTCCCTGCCCCCAGAAGCGATACAGCAAGCTGATCCAACTGACCCGGCATAGCATCCATCATAGACCGCCATGCCTGCATATCGACCTTCCCGGCGGCCAGCATTTGAGAATACTGCTCCAGTGCGTTTGCCTGCGTCGCCGTGGATTTTCCTCCGGCAAGGAGCGCATTGTTCATAGCCAGTGCGATATCTGTAGCCTTGCCGATATCTCTGGTCAGCGGCGCGATCTTCTGAGCAGACGAAACGATTGCGTCTGTAGATGTCGGCAGCCCATCAAGGCTGTCACTGATCTTATTGATCGCCTTGTGTGCATCCTTCGCCGAATACCCAAGGTTTTTCATTACCTTCGGGAAGTTCTGGATAGTATCGTAACGGCTGATCGCACCGTCCAAGCTACGGGACATTGCGTTTGTTGCGGCACCGATGATCTTCATCCCGGCGCCCATGGCCATGCCGGTTCCGAGCGCGCTTTTCAGCTTCCCACCGAACGAAGAGGCAGTCTTTTCAGCCTTGCCAAAAGCCGATGACATTTTATCCTTTACGGATAGTACAGCTTCAACGCTATAGCTTTCGGCCATGCTGTCAACCTCCTTTCTGTTTCTTGATCAGCTTGCCAATTCCATCAAATCTGCGGTCATGCGCTTTCCTGTCCGACTTCTTCGCTTTTTTAAGCTCCTTCTTATAGTCGTAAAACGAATGAAATGTCTTATAGACCGGCACTTCCTTGTTCTTCCCGTTCTTCTTTTTGGCCTGAACAACGAAATTCAGGAAGGCCTGCAGGTGATTTCTGTAATCGGCATCGATCTCCCGAAGAATGGCCGCTTCATTCAGCCAGTCATACTCCCGGAGCGTCATGTTATCGACCTGTTCCAGCGTCGTGAATCCGAACAGCCGGAAGCACGAAACAGAGATCTCCTTGTACCATTCGTCAGACAAAAATACTACGGTGTCCTCCGGATCTTCCTCTACGCTTCTGCGATTGCCTCCAGAAGATTCTTCGTGACTGTCTTCGTAGCATTGCTCTTGCTTAAAAAATCGATCACCGTATCAAACAGTGCCTCAATGTCTGTATCCTCATTATCGATATGTTTCTCGATAACCTCTTCCGTCAGTCTCGGTTCAAAGCCGGAATTCGCGGCAATAAGTACATCGATCAGAGCCTCGACATCCTTATCGATGACTCTTGCGACTGTGTACTGCAGTCCGACATTTCTCTTGACGTTCGGGATCCCTTCGACCGGGACCTGAGCCAGCTTATTGATGGCACGCATAAACCGAATATTGAAATTGAACTGGTATTCTGTACCTTCCATAGTGATTCTGAACATTGTCGTTTCGCCTCCTTAAACTAACAAAAGAGGGCGACTTTTGCCGCCCTGTTATTGTTCTTATGCTCCAGTCTTCGGTGTGTCAGTAAAGACGTAGTCCGCAACTTCCTGCTGCCCTGCGGTAACGGTGACGTTGCCACGCTTTCCGTTTCCGTTGATGCCGAATGTCAGGGACACTTCTACCATGTCTTCTGCGCTGGATGTCTTCTCCAGCTCGGTCAGATAGCCCTGGAAGTACATACCCTTGTACTTCTGGGCAGTTTTCTCGTAGTAGGTGCCGATGTCTGACACGGACGGCGTGCTGACTGCAGTATATGTGTAGTTCGGACTGGTTCCAGACCGTGTGTAATACGTCTTACCTGAAACAATACCCGTATCCTCGGTCAGTGTGTACACATCCTCTACCGACTCTTCCAGATTTGCTTCCCAGATTTCCAGAAGCTTGTCCTCATCCATAGCATCTTCCAGACTGTCGATCAGAGTGTCGCCCTGAGACAGGATGGATGTGCATGTGATTTCCTGATCTGTGACGCCCGGTGTTCTGATGGATCCATCCTTGGTCGCTGTGGAATCAGCGTCCTTGGACTTGGTCCGGCCGTTCTCTGTAACGAAAGCAATCGCTGTGCCTGCATCAGAAGCAGCCTGGCTCTGGACTCTATAGAGATAAATGATTCTCTTTCCGGAGACGGCAGATGCAAACATCTGAAGATCGAAAGGCAATACTTTCTTTTTCATGATTTCTCCTTTCCTGATTTAACTGAAATGGAATTCTAATTCAAGGACTCCGTGCAGCAACGGCTGCGCTGTGGTCGTATCTGTAATGATGCGCTGATTCGTGCTCCGGAAGTCCCAGCTGAAACTGCCGGTCCTCCGCAGCCTGTGTGCAGACTGTTTGATCCGGAGCATGATGTCTGACACCGTTCCGCGCTGACGCGGATTGTTGTGCCAGATATGGACTGTCTGCGTTACAAGCCCGAAAACAGCGCCTTTGTTTGGCTGATCCGTAAGGTCACTGTCTGCTATATAGACAAACGGATACGGCGTCTCATCCGGCGGGAGCGGTCCGTCGTAGACGTTTCCCTCACCAAACAGATCAACGCAGAACGACCTGATCGCGGTGAATAATTCCTGCTGTGGATCCATAATCCGCTACCTCACTTCATGATTTTCTTTAGGTCAGCAATAAACAGAGACTTCTGAGCATTGAAGGACGGCCCTACAAATGGCTGGGCAGACATGAACCGTGTCCCCCACTCCAGATAGGGCGAGTATTCTGTAGAAGGACCAACCACAGCGGTCAAGTCTCCCCTCATTGACATGTGGATTGACCGTTTCGTTGTCCCTGTCGCATATCCCCGGGTGAAGTTTGCATTCTGGACCATCCGCTCATTGAGCTTGCCGCCATGATGACGAACAACCTGTTTCACGTAGTCCAGCGCCTTTTTCCGTCCCAGAGCAGCCGCAAGTTCTTCAAATCCTTCAACCTCAACGTTGATCTGCATTACTGAACCCCCGATACGATAAATACTTCTTTAGCACCGAGCCGCCTGCGATAGTCGACACGGTACGGTTTTCCATCGACCCTGATACGGTCGAACGGATCATCATGCCGGCCTTGGATCTGTATCGTCAGGCTTCCCTGCCGGATCTCTCCATAAACCAGCATCATGGTCTGTGTCCGGGTGTCCATCACGGATGCCGGCACAGTTACTTCTATCGGATCCCCTTCAACATAGTTCCCGGTGTTGTTATCGTATGAGCTTTCCCCGTCCGTAACGAACGTGATCCTGTCGTTGTATCTCATATAAACCTCACCCGGCCTTTTTTTGTCGTCGGTTCTTCCTGTGCATCAAGATATGCCTGAATGTCGTCCTGATACGGAGCAAAGTCATTCTCCGGCCAGCTCATGGTCTCGCCCTCTACAGAATGAGAGGACAGCCCTTCAGAGCCGATCCGGTTGAAGCGGCGCACGCTGACATCCTCAACGATGTACTCCAGTGCGTCCGGGATTTCTGTTTCCGTACCGAGACTGAGCAGGACGCGGAGTCTGTCTTGTGTTCTGCTGATGATCAGGTCGATCAGATCGTCCTGGGCCGTGTCGCTTATGTTCAGCAGAATCTTGATCTGACTCCGTAAGGTGTTGGTTTCGTCCGCCATTATTCCGCTGGACTGGTCATGATCGTGTCGAGGATCTCCTGCTTCGTGGCCTTCTTATCGACTTCGATGCCGTTTTCAGCTGCGAAATCGAGCAGTTCGCCCTTGCTCGCCTTGGTCAGATCGATGGCCTTGCCGTTATAGACCTCCTTGATCAGAGGAGTGCCCTGTGCGTTCTCATTGCTGGCAAGCTCGTCGAGTCTGTCCTGAGAAACCGACCGACCTTTGCGGGGGAACTCATCGCCGACACGGTACTCATGGTAGATGAGGCCACCCTTGACTTCGACCCTGTCCTGCAAGTCATGAAACGCTTTGATTACTTCGTACACGGTCAGTCACCTCCTTATAACCGCACGGGCGGCCCGCTGTGGACCGCCCCTTGATTCTCGTCCGTTTTTATGCGCCTGTTACGGTCACAGTAACCTTAACGAGTGCTTTGCAGTTGTCCTTAGAGATGAACTGGCCGGCTTTGCCTGCACCCTGCAGAGCTGTGCCGTCGAAGTCCGGAGCCTCGATAGCTCTTGCTGTCTCAATACCGGTGAACGGTACGCCCATTCTCTCAACACCAGCAATGCAGATGTCCTGAGTAGCCGGAACTGCCGGATCATCGACCTCATAGTAGGTAGCAATGTCAGTTACATCAGGAGACGCAACCTTGGTGTACACATACGGGCTCTCCGTAGTGCCAGAACCGCTTCTTGTGAAGTAATCCTTTCCAGAGACAATGGCCACATCGGCGGTCTTCTTGTAGGTCGCCTCTTCAGCCTCGGCCGCAGCAAACGCCTTTGTCGGCAGTTTACGGATTACGAAGTCTTTAAACATGCGGACTTCGTTTCTGTCGATGTTCACGTCGGAACCCTTTGCAGTTGTGGACAGGTTGTTGTCAACGATAGCGTTGTACAGAGCCGGTGTAACGCTTGCCACTCTGGTCAGTGTCTCATCGACTTCCTGATCAGTCATGTAAGCATCGATCTTGTTAAAGATGGCGATAGCCTGCTCCGGTGTGATGGCTTCAGCGTTAGCTACGGAGATGCCAGTGATGGTCTTGCCAGCGTTCTCGGTCAGGTAATCGCCCTGGTTCTTGTTGAACTTGCCGGTGATAGCGTTTGCGATCTTCTCCAGTTCCTTAGCGTGAGCCGCATCGAAGTCCTCGTTCACAGTGTGCTTATCGATTCCTTCGTGATATACCCAGTCCCATGTGTACAGGACGTCGACATCGTCATACTTGACCTCGGTTCTGTTACCGAAACGGTTGGTGCTGCCTGTGCCGGATCCGAATGCTACGTTTGCGCCGGTGTTGTATGCCGGTGTGCCGCCAGCTTCCAGAGATCCGTCTGTAACAGCTGCAGCGACATCGTTGGTCTTGATGCTGAATGCGATGTCCTTGTTAGTGATTCCGTCCAGCAGCTGCAGCGGTGTGAAGAAGTCGCTCCAGTAGGACTTCACCGCAAACACGCTCGCCAGAATCTCATGGAGCTGCGGGATATAAGAGTTGATCGGCTGTCCCTGATTTTCGCCCTGTGCAAAGAGCTGCAGATCAAAAGTCTTTTTCATGTTACCTTATCCTTTCCTTACGTACTTGCTGGCAGCAGCTTTGTAAGGATCGTCCTTACCGCCGCCGTCTTTGCTTCTGTAGTCAAAGGGCGTTGTTCCCTTCGCCCTTTTTTCATCCTGTGCCTTGCGGTCGTCCAGGATGATACCAACGAGCTTTGTGATGTTTTCCTTTGTCGTCTCGGCATCATCTGCCACAACAAAGTCGAGCATGTCCGGAGTCGCTGTGATTTCGTGGTCCGCTTTCATGATCTGGGATGCCGTTCTGGACAGCTCTGCGCGGTTCGCTTCAGCCTTGAGCTTTGCGTTCTCCGCTTTCTGTTCCTCCAGTTCCTTTTCGAGCTTCTCACGTTCGTACAGCTTCTTCTGCTCCTCGTTCATCTTGGCCAGCTTGTCAGCTTCTTTTCTGGCCTCTTCCACGTCCTTGGCGTGTTGCTTCTCCCACTCTTTACGGTGCTTCGCAACAATGCGGTCTACCTCGGCATCGTCGTAGGTGCGCTTCCCATCGTCTCCGCCTTTGTCTCCGCTCTTGCCGGAATCCCCGTCTTTAGGATCCTTGTCATCTCCGCCTTTGCCATCATTGCCCTGGTTTCCGTCCCCGGATCCAGCATTGCCCTGATCGCCCTGACCGCCTTCGCCACCATCTCCATCGTCAGCAAACTGCTGCAGGTTGAAGCGGTAACGTCTCATCTCGTTGATAATCTTCTTCATGTGTTTCCTCCTGATCCTCCCGGATCGTTCGCGCAGCTTTGTCGATCCCTCCCGGGATGTTGGGTTCAGCACCGTTGCCCTCAATAACTACGACGTTGTCCGGGGCGGCTGATGCCACTCCATAAACGCCAACAAAAAAGGACTCAATCAGGATCCTCCCGGATCTCGACATTTGTCCTTCGTTGTATTCGATAACGGCAAAACCTTGCCGTAAATCGCTATAAAATTCGTCGCCGGTCAATTCCTCCAGTGAACAGGCTAACGTCTGTACTAGGGCCGATATGGCTGCACAGACCACATCGTGGCCGTATGGACCAGCACCGGCATGACCGTCTATTTCAATTCTTCCTCGTTTTCGCTTGACCTGAATCATTTCTTACGTGATTCCCTCCAGCGTTTCTTTCCGTAACGATCCCATTCGACCGTTGTTCCTCCGGCATCAAGGAATGCCATCCAAGCATCGTACTCATCGTCATCCTCATACGGAGCCGTCGAACAGTGACAGTTGCTTGTAATTATTCCATTGGCAATGTATAATGTACTCATGCAGGAGGTATCATATACATGTCCAGAAAACAATCCAACATTAACGTCGATTACGTCATCAAACTCTATCAGTCCGGCAGAAGTATCCGCGATATATCGAATATCGTCCACACAAGGGCTGAAAGAATTAAGCGAATTCTTATCGACAACAATATCGACATTCGAATCCCGCGCAATGCCAAAATCGAGAATATTGATGTCAACTCGGTTGTCTCCTTGTATAACTCCGGAATCAGCGAATATGCCATCTCTAAGGAATTCGGCGTGAGCAGATCTGTAATCCGCCGTATCCTTCTTGAGTCTGGTGTTATAATCCGCGGGTGTTCGGAGGCCAATAAGCTCTCTGCAAGTCGTCGAACCCCGGAGGAGAACGCCAAGCTCACTGCTCCCGCTCACAATGCCGTCCGCGGCAAGCCCAAGAGCGATCAAACTCTTCGCAAGAGGGCTGTCACCCGTCAAGCAAAGTTCACCGGATACAAGAGTCCCTATGAACAGGACATCGCTGAGGAGCTTCTTTCCCGCGGCATCCAATTCACTCCACAACTTGCAGTCGACCGGTATAATATCGACTTTGCTATTTGGGACAACATCGCCTTTGAGGTCTTCGGGGGAAACTGGCACGCTAAAGGCCGCCACGCCGCCAGATTCAATGAGCGCAGTAAAAAACTGTTCGATAGTGGCTACACAATTGTAATCTGTTGGATTGGCTTCAACCATCGGTTCGACCCTTCCGCTATAGCAGACTACCTTATCGCCCTTCGAGATATCCTTCGCTCGGATCCATCCTCTCGATGTAAGCATTATGTGATTGGGGGTGACGGAAAGGAAACGTCCGTTGGCAGTTCCAATCTCGATTACGTCCCCTGAGTATTCACTTCTCATAATCGCGTTCATTCCGGGCGCGATTATTTTTGTGTCTGGAAGAACACAATTCGGATGCATTGGCGGAGCGTTCAGTCCCGGCTCCATGTCCTTGCAGTTGAAGTGTTTGCCGTCGATCTCTTTACAGATCTCGCAGACATCTCCGATTCCGCAGGCAATGAACGTGTACTGATCGAATCCGTTGGTCTTATAAGACTGCATCTGAGCATCCGTCTGGACCCGGCACAGTTCTGTACGCATCAGCCGTTCCGCTTCATACGTGCTCACATCGAAGATCTTCCGTAAGTCACGGGCCAGCTCTCTCGGATTCTTGCCCTGGGTCAGACCGCGGGACAGCAGTTTGTCCAGCTCTGATTTGAGCAGATCCTGATTCGTCCAGATCCGATCCGACCATGTCGCATTATGGAATGAAGCGGTCACGATGTTCTTTACAACGCGACTGTTGACATCACCGATCACCGAATCTCCCAGGATCCCGGCCTGATGTCTGAATTCCTCCATAGCCTCTTCAGCCAGCGTCACTCCGAAATACTTCTCAAGAGCGCTGTACCCGACGATCAGCTTCAGTCCGATCTGCGCTTTCAGCATCTCTAATCGGTTGACCTTCATCGTCAGGTTATAGAGCTTCATTTCCCGGTTGGCCTGCGGGCTGAGATCTCTGTCAGCAACGTACTGCTTTGCCTTCTCGGCGTATTCATCTATATCGAGACGGCTGACCCGGCGCTTTGCCATGGCGATCGATATGCCTTCTTCCTCGGCGTACCGGGCATAGAACGCATCGATCTCCTTCTGGATCTCGTCTCTCGTCTCTCTATAGATCCGCTTGATCTCCTTCTCGTAGATCCGCTCCCTCTGATGACGTTTCCGGTGAGCCTTTGCTTCTCTCTTGTGCCAGTAATCAGACCCTTTGTTCCGATCCTTACTCCTCATCACCATCACCGCCTAATTCGTCGGCTTCGTCACCCTCGCTGTCTGTTCCATAATCGAATGACGGTTGACGCCAGAGATCACTGCGTTTTGCTGCGGCCTCAGCTTCTTCGTCCTCCTCTTTACGGATCTGCTCCATCTCTGCATCAGGATCATCCACAACGGACAGGACGGTCAGCTGTGTCTTCTTGCTGACGATGCCTTCCAGTCCGGATGCGTTCTGGACCTCTTCCTGCAGGTTCTTCGGTACGTTCCGGGAGAAGGTGATGTCGACATTCTCCCATGCGTTCGGATTGTTCGCATTGGTCGACAGGCTGCAGAAGATCTTGTAGCGTTTGCTCAGTGACTTTGATACCTTCCGGTCGAATGTCTTCGCCAGATTGTCCATAGCCAGCAGCTTATAGGCCAGCGATATGCCGGATGCGTTGTTGCCGAAGTTCTCGTCGCTGATGTTCGCCACCATGCAGGTCACGAAGATCAGATCCTGCAGCCGATCCAGCAGATTCTCTTGTGTCCCGTCAGCTGTCGGCTTGGTGAGGAACTGGACCAGAACGTCCTTAGCGTCATCGGTTCCGTAGATGTTAATGATCCGATCATCTCTGATCCGCTTCACTCCATCCTCATCGACCTCCGCGCCAAGGATCGCCATGTACGCTTCAGCGAAAGCCGCGACGTCGTTACCCTTCTCGCTGATGATCAGATCGAACTCCTCGATCAGATTCGCCGCCGGCTCAAACAGACCCATCCGTTCCTCATTCAGCCGCCATTCAACGACCGGGATGTATCCGTATGGATTCGGCTTCGACTCTCCCTTCTTGTTCTCTTCGAACGGAACGATCTCCCGGGCTGTCATGATCTCGCCGTATTTCTTCCGCCGGTTATCGTCATCGGTGTAATATCCGTAACGAACAGCGAACAGCGCCTTCTCACTGATCCGGTTGTCGTAAACAACGAACAGATCTTTCGGTGAGAAGGCTTTCAGCTTTGTCTTCCCGTCCTCGTTCTGGTACGAATACTCAAAGGCATGTCCGTAAATAGAACACTTGGTTGCCATCT